AATAGATATACCTGTAAACCCTTTTAACCGAGGGTTTATAGATTATATTTAAAAATAGGCTTATAACACCTATAAATTATATAATCGTTTATAAACAATAACTTAAAAATAAAGGGGATAACATGCAAACAATCACATTTTTTACTAAAAAATCAGCTATGGAATTAGTAGGCTCAACCACTAAAACAACTAAGATGCCATGTACTTCATACTCATTGCCTACTGAAAATTGTATCACGGGCTCTAAAATGGCTAAAATTAAAGGCTCAATATGTTCCAATTGTTATGCAATGAAAGGCAATTACTTAAGATATAAGAAAGGTATTTTACCCGCTCAAAAGAAAAGACTTCATTCTATCAATCATCCTGAATGGGTTAACGCTATGATTAAACTTGTTGGCACTCAATCATTATTCAGGTGGCACGATTCAGGGGATATTCAAACACTCAGTCATTTAGCTAAAATATGTGAAATAGCTATCAAGATGCCAAAAACTAAGTTTTGGATTCCAACAAGGGAATATAAAATTATTAGTGATTATGCTAAAAATAACACAATACCTAAAAATTTAATTGTTAGATTGTCTGCTATGTTTATAGATAAAGCCGTTATTATCCCTAAATCATTGCAAGGAATAGATAATATAGTTGTCAGCAATGTACACACTACTAAGCCACTCGGCGTAGAATGTGAATCTTATAAGCAAGGTGGCAAGTGTTTAACTTGCACTAAATGTTGGGATGTAAAAGTAAAAACAATTTCATATAAAAATCATTAAGGGGTATAGCATGGAATACAATTTAAGTAAAAAAGATAAAAAAGTGTTATCTAATATGTTTAATCAATATGTCGTAGACTTAACTAATATAGGTTGTGATAAATCAAAGGCTATAATTATAGCAAGACAAAAGGTGGAACAAAATTATAAACTAGCTATTCAATGTTATTAGAATAATCTAGCAAAATCAAGCCCTATAGTTAACGCTGTAGGGCTTTTTTGTGCCTACTTGATACCTTAGTACCAGATAAAAAAAAGACTCGTAGTGAGCCTTGTGTGATGTTAGGTGGAATTGTATATGTTCGGGATATAATTATTCCTAATAGTGTAATTATACGCTTATATAAGAAGTAATGCAAGGGATAAGATAGATAAAAGATAAAATAATAAATATGTACTAAGAAAGAATAGTGTAGAATAATAAAGATGTCACTGTTTTGATTTTATATTATAGGTGTAGCCGAGATATCATACAAAGATAAAATACATGTGATACTCATTTTCTTATAACACACATGGCTTTGAGAGCCATGATACAACAGAAAATTAAATTCAATCAATAAAGGTAATATTTTATCATATTTCATAGGTCAAAGTCAAGTATAAATGAAAGTATTTACAATAAAAGACAAGATAATTTATATTTATAAAGTTGTTGACAAGTGATATTAACCTATGCAATAATAGTTTCGCAGTAAAGTTACATTAACCAAAAAGGAGTACCAGTAAAATGAACTATATAAATAAAACATACCTTAGTCATTATGAGGTACAACAGATAAAGAATAGAAATAATAGAATACTAGGATTCATTTTAGGTGTAGTATGCACACTCGGTGCGTTTATATTATGGAGATTTATATAATGGATATGGACGAATGGAATATTAATATTAAAGACGCAGAAACAATGCAAAGTGTTGTTAATAGAAAGATAGTATCTTGGAAGATAGTCGCCACTAATGAAAGTGGTGATGACATTGATATTACAGATTTACCTGATGATGTCGCACAAGTGGTAGATGAATTTATAACTGATGATATACAGGAGAATAACTAATGGAATTATTTGACGAACACAAACATGACCAGTACATATATTATAATGGTAACCCAGATGAACAGGAGGAAACTCTTGATTGGGGTGAGGAACTATTAAGAATATCAGAACTAGGTGACTATGACCCTTTTGGAGAAAATGAATAATGACTACTACTATTAGAAGAGGAATACATTACGACAAGGTCTATATGATGGGTGAGAAACCACCAGTCCCACCTGAACCAAAAAAGTGGGGATTTACAGACGAACAGAAAGAACGAATGTATAAAGTTTCAGTCAGTGATGAAGAGTGGAAGAAGCTAACTGAAGCAGACCATGAAGTCATTGCTCGTAAGATTGACGGCTTGATGTGGAAATTAGCAGATGAAACACCTGAAGTATTTAATTATAAACAGGTTATGTTTTTAATGAAGCAAAGAAAACTAACATTAAGAGCAGAGGCAAGGGAGAAAAATAATGAAGAATTTTAAGTTATATTGTAGTGAGATAGTTCGCTATGAGATAGTTGTAGAGGCGGAAAGTGAAGAGAAAGCATACAATAAGGTTTTAGACCTTAATGATTCTCATATAGTAGACCATGAGGGATTTCAAACTGATGATATAAAGGAGATAACAAATGAAGAATAAAAAAGGTGATACTGAAAAAGGATTTAATGTAGGGTATGAATTAGGGATAGATTTGATTGACCAATTAGGAAAGAAAACTAATGGTATGCCTGACGCTAATAACATGGCGGGTGTTTTATCTAGCATAATTAATTTTGGTTATTCATACGCACCTAGTTTAGAAGCAATGAATCAACTAATAGCCTTTGCTAAAGAATACGCAGAACAAGAAAGTGAAGAGATTAAAAAAGGAGAACGGCTATGAGTAAAATCTTGGAGACTGCTGAACAGTACGAAGAACTATGTGAAATGATTAGGGGGGATAGTCCTAATTGGACACACGAAGAAGTTTTAGAAAAATTAGAATTAGCAATGGATTGTTTAATCTTTGTTGAAAATGAAGTAGACCACAAAGAATTTATTGATTATAACATTCAAAACAAAAAGGAGAACGGCTATGAGTAAATGGGAAGTGCAAACATATACACTTTGTGACGGGTGGAAAAATCTTTGGACTGTTGATGGACTAACAGAAACCTTTAAGTCTCACGAGGACGCAAAGAATAGTGTAAAAGAACATCTTAAAGACTGTCTTGAAGATGGAATAGAAGAGGATAAATATAATTATCGGATAATAAAAAAGGAGAAACAGCATGTCACTAACAGAAGTCTTTGAAAAGTTACAAGTAAACGCAACTCAATTAGCAGAGAAGTTTGACCCGCCTATATCCAGACAGGCGGTTTTCTATTGGAAAACAACTGGCATACCTAAACTAAGGCAGTATGAAATAAAGGATATGATTAATGATTCCAATACCTGAAATACTATCAAGATTTAGCAAGGTATATAAATCTGGTGAGGGTGAGTATCAATGCTTATGCCCTAGCCATGATGATAGTACCGCTAGTCTAGGTCTAAAGTTTAAAGAGGATAAGATGATACTGAATTGCTTTGCGGGGTGTAGTATGGAGTCTATCCTACAAGCGTCAGGACTAGATTGGGGTGATGTTATGCCTGATTCAAGAGATGATGACGCTAAGGGCAGTATGAAGTTTAATCCATACGCAGTACTAAAGGCGACAAGGAATGATGTTTTATTTGTTGCATTATGTGCGAGTCAAGTAAGTAACTCTAGTCCGTTAGAAGATTCAGATAAACAAAAACTACTGGAAGTTACGAGTAGGTTAAGGGGATTATATAATGACATTAAATGATAAAGTAAAGAGCTTAATCATTGAAGATAAAGATATAGATAACTATTTTTCTAGTAGAGATAATAGTGAGCATCATAAAATTAAAGAACCTAAAATCTTTAGCAAAGATATTATGGATTACTTTACAGAAGATGTGAATGGTGGAATACCTCTACCTTTCTCAAAGTTTGATGAGTTATTTAAGATAAGAAAACATGAGGTGACTATTGTATCTGGGTATAGTGGACATGGTAAGAGTGCATGGTTAAACTTTGTTATTCTAAAGATGTTAGCTGAACAGAAATGTTTAATCGGTAGCTTTGAAATGCAACCTAGAGCAACATTGGGTAGAATGGTACAACAAGATTCATCTTCTAAAGAACCTACGCAATTATGTATAGATACTTTCTTAGAAAGGATAAATGACAATCTATTCTTGTATGACGCAGAAGGTGAAACCAGTCCTGAAAAATGTCTCCAAGTAATTTACTACGCTAAAGAGAAATTAGGTGTGGATGTGTTTGTTTTTGATTCATTGACTAAGGTAGGTATTAATAGTGATGATTATAATAAGCAGAAAGCCTTTGTGAATAAGCTATGTGTTTGTGCTAGAGATATTGGTGTACATATATTCTTAGTCGCTCATAGTCGCAAGACAGTAGATGAGGGTGGTAAGCCTAACAAGTTTGATGTAATGGGCAGTAGTGATATCACTAACTTAGCGGACAATTGTTTATCCGTCTTTAGAAATAAAAAGAAAGAGGAAAATATGGCTAAAGAAGATACAGATAAAGATGAGGAAGGTAAGAAGTTTGATTGTTTTGTTAGCATAGTTAAGCAAAGACATGGTACTGGGTGGGAAGGGACTAAGGGATTCTATTTTTGTAATAAAACTTTTAGATATGCGGAGAGCCAGTTTGGATTATCAACCAATAACTATTAATCAATTCTTAAAAGAGTTTAGGGAGTCATTCCCTAACTTTGAATACAAAGCGACTAGCAAAGAAGGGGTTGTGTTTAAGTCTAGTGGGTATGACCAGAAAAATAAATTTGACAAATGAAATGAGATATGTTAAGCTGTATTAACAGTTAGCAATTTGACTGTTGTTTATTAACCTTTAAAAAGAAGGAGTAACAAATGAAAAGTAAATATAAAGTAAGGCTTTCAGAAACATATTACTTTGAAATAGAAGTTGAAGCAGAGTCTAAAGATGATGCGAAGGAAGTAGTTATTACGAAACTTCGTATTAACCCTTTAGATGTAAGAGACTCTATAGATAGTTGCTACGATATTATAGAGACATATAAGAAAGGAAAGAAAGCTAGGGAATGTTCAGAGTTGACATCTTTAACAAACCAAGTTTATAGTAAGGTTTAACTTTTAAAAGGATAGGGGTGGCAACACCCCTACTACTAAACATGACTACATTACTAGGTTTAACCTTAGCGGTTATGATTGCAACATCATTATTCTGTTGGATTTATTTATTGTTTTTATTAATAAACAGCTTGACAGACAAATTCAAGTGACTATACTTACCCCAAGAAACAATTTATTAACCTTTAAGAAGAAGGAAAATACCATGAGTACAAAACAAAATTCAAACCAGTTACTACAAGAAGACAAGCTAGAGTATATAGCTTGGAACTT